TTCATTGGATCTTTTTCCGTTTGAATCAACGACCGAATCTTGACTTCAGTGGCAGGAATCGCCCCGAGGAAGTCAGTGAACTTTTTGCCGGGATACTGCTTCTCAAACGCGGCGATTCCGTCTTGAAGAGAGTCAATCGTTTCCATGACGGCAAACTCGTCCTCCAGCTTTGTGGCCGTCTTAGCTTCAAGCGGCTTGAGCCGCCCGCCGCCGCCGATAAATGTCTGCCTCAGCTCAGCTTCCTTAACTGGCGTAAGCTCTTGTCCAGAAGCTGCTGCCTTGGCTTTAGCGGCTTCAATAAACAGATCAGTATTCTTGCCGACTGCTCCGGTCTTTGATTTCTCGAAACTTTCGGCAGCAAGAAGAGCTTGAGGAGCAATTTCTTGAGGAATCTGCCCAGAGTCGATCATGCTCTGAACGGTGTTTTTTCCAAGACGCCCCAAAGTTCCAAGTTTCGACGCTTTCCCAAGCTGCTCTTCTTCTGTGCGCTTTTTAGCAATCAACGCATCATCAATGACGTACTTTCCATCAGCGGTGCGCGTTAATGCACCATATTTTCGAGCGTCCTCAATCCGTTTCGCCTCAATCTGATCCGTAAAAGCAGCGGTCTTTGCTTGCTGTTTAATAAGTTCAGCCCGAGCGGAATACTGTTCAAGTCCGCTTATTGCCTTTATTGCTTCTTGATTAAAAGTCTTAGACTTAAATCTAGGCATTGCAGGCATTTTAGCTCCCACTTCTTGGCTATTTAAGAAGTTTGAAACATCATTATTAAATGTTTGAAAAGCATCAAACTCATTAACCTGAGCTTCTTGCTCCGCCAACGCCTGAGCATAAGCATTCGACTGGATCTTGTTCTGAAGATCCGACTGACGCTGTTGCATGACCTGTTGAGCCGTCTGCACCTGCAATTGCTCCATCATCCGTTGCTGCGTCTGTGCGCGGTCAAACAGCGATGCGCCTAGCTGAAATGCTTGAAGAGATTGGTCAGCCATAAATCAAGGTCTGTAGTTTGAGGAGCCGTACTCCGGGAATAGACTCGTAGAAAGCGGTGTGATATCCGACCTCGTCGGAGTCGGTGCGTAGAGATTCGGATAAATCTCAGAATCGTTCTGAGGATTGTACGATTGTGGTCGATACGCTCCCGGTTGCTGCTGCATTAATCCTTGATACATCCCATATTGAGACAGAGCGCCTCCAGCAATCCCTCCAAAATTAGTGAACGCGGTTTGAGCCGATTGCTGCATCGGAGACGGAGCGGCAGCAACCTGAGCGGCGGTCAAATCACGCCCGTACATGGCCGACTGTTGTTGCTGAATGGCTCCAATGCGCTGGGCAGGCGTAATGAACATGCTGCTGATTGAGAACGGCTGCGCCATGCCCATCGTACGCTGTTGCTGGATAAAGCTCTGCGCTTGAGCAAGACCTTGATTCTGAATCTGCATCGCTGTCAGACCAAAGTCGCGAGCGAGCAAATTTGTTCGAATGCCTTCTGACTCTTTGAATCCTCCACCAACCGCCCGACCAGCGACAGCTCGTTGAAGCTGCGATTGAACATCTTGATCAACCTCGCCACGCAATCTTGAGCCAATAGTCTTTCCAGCCTGAGCAATAAGCTGATCGTAACCGGGAATCGCACGACGAAGCTGCGCCTCAAGCTGTGACTGCTCGGCAGCGGTCGTCTTGGTGGCCAAATCAGTTGCAGACTCAAGCGATGCGATATTCTGTTGAATCGCCTGCCGCTGCTCTCCCGCAAAATCAATCGGCTTTAACTCAGGCACCTTGGGCTTCTTGCCACCAAAAAGTCCGCCGAGCAGGCTTCCCGCTGCCGAGATTCCTGCTCCACCTAAAATTGCCGCTCCAAGTCCTATTGCCATAAATTATTCTTTTTGGTTCAGAACCATTGCGAGAATCCACCGCCGTTTAAGCCGACGCCGACCATTCGGATCGTTGCGACTGCGTCCCCAAGGTATTGCATCGTTTGCTCCTGAACAGCTTGAACTGCTTTGGCTTCGTAGGCCACTGCTTCCTGAATCAAATCGTTCTCCTCCTTGCGAATCGCCATGACCATCAGCTTGATGGCATCAGGACTCGGCGGAATGAGGTAGTCATTGACGCTCGTCGCGTTGATATGGCGCATCTTCGCCATGACCGTCACCGGCTTATCCTCGTCGTTGTTACAACGATCTGTCAGGTAACTGCGGCGGTACTGCGGCAAAGTTTCATCAGGGTCGTAAACTGCCAAATCAAGTTCCAGCAATGTCGTTGCATTGTACTCGTACAATCGGCTTACCGTGTTGGTTGCCTGACGAATGACGCCGGTCAGCGATATGAACTTCTTGGTCGATTGAACGTACGGCAACGCGAGGGTCAGCTTCTCGCCGTCGATCCACACGCCGCCAGACAGCGTGCGAATCCATTGCCCGTTCTGATCGACACCTTGCAGGGTGATGGTCTTGCCAACGTCAGAAGCGTCACCGGGATAGACTCGGATGAAGCTATTCGTCTCGCCGGACATGTCGCGGTAAGAAACGACGGTGCCACGATCCACAAGCTGCTTGCCGACACACCCGCCATTGTTCTCTCCGAGCAATCCGTATCCGCTTTCCTGAAACTCGAACCATTGATTGCGAACCGTTCCTACGCCGCAGCAATCGGCCACGGATTCGATGGTTTCGATATGACGCGGCCAAGTGATGCACCCGCCAACCGTGTGGATAGTGAAGCGTCCGTACGCGCCTGCCCACAACCCCTTGTGCAGAAGCCGTCGGCACGCCTGATTGATGTAGTCGTAAACGCGAGGGTCATCGACGCAGACGCCGACTACACGGGCGATTGTCGAGCGAATGTCCTGAACGATTAGCTTCATTTGGTGTAATAGACTCGGATGGTTCGCTTGATGAAGTAAACGCCGTAGAACGGAGGCAGATTGTTGTGGGCGGCTCCACCTCCAGTGGATGAAGTGGCAACATTTGCCGTGGTGCCATACTGAACACCATTGGCTCCGCCATTGTTCGCATCCGCAGTCACAAGCGGGAAGAAGTTGTGAGTATGGGCAGGTATCTCAGGAACCGTCAGCGTGTGCTGATCCTCGCCGACAATTGATGTGGCAGTTGCGGTTCCATTGACAGCAACCGCACCACTCGCCGCAAAAGCGCCAACACCGACCGGGAATCGAGCGTCAAACGAGGTATCAACCATCCACATCGGACCAGTTGTAGTGGTTGCCACAGCAGTTCCATCGCCACCGTCGTACGAAAGAAGATCCGTGGTCGTTCCGACAAAGATGCGGCGATCATAACCATTCGCTGCAACCGGATTTTTATAGAGCCAGACTCCTTGATCGTAAATCCACCACTGTCCAGTTTCATCAAGCCACGGATAAATCCGATTGTTGATCGATGGAAACGTCGGTCCAAAATTGAAGAACGAGTTCCCAACCGTGCTGTTGAAAACGGCTTGCGTGCCTCCGATGATATCGTTGGCCAAGTTCTGGTAGTTCAACGGACAATAACTCACCGGAAGACTTGGAGGTGTAAGCGTGATTAAGGTTAGGTTTGACATACTATTCCGATGTGTAGGTAAACGGGTTTACGTCGCAAGCATCAAGAGTCTTGCATCCTTCGAAAACAAGGCACTCGCCCACCGCAGGTTCTTGAACGTCGTAAGCGTGAACGCGGATGCTCTTGATGCGGCAATATCCCGTAACTGTCAGGCTCATTTGAACCTCGTACATGTTTCGAGTCGGTGTGCTAATGCTCGAATTGCACGGGATATCCGAAGGAGTCGGCAAGCGCATCTTCGGCCTGTACTGCGGCTGGAAATTGACCAGCGGACAAGCAGGTTGGCACTGCAAAGTTGTCGCGCATTCGGCCCAGTCTGCCCACTCAATCCATCCGGGGTACTGGTCGGGTCGATACTCGACATTGAAAGAAGCGTCTCCGTCCAACGAATCAATGAAGATGTCGCCCGAATCAAGCCGCTTCAGTCCAAACGGAAGCTCGAAGTTGTAGGCGCGAGTATGAACCAGCCACTGAATCTCCTTCTTTCCATCAGCAATGTTGTTATCGAACTTATCGCCCTTGCTGATTTCCCAAATCTGAATCGTCCCGTTTTCGCCGCGAGCAATCGAAAAGCACCTATCGCCGTAAACACTCTCCGTCTTCAAGACCTGCAACACATCGAGTCCAGTCCAGATTCCTGCCCACGCGGGAGGAAACTTTTTCCGCATCGACGTAATCAGGTCGAAATCCAAAACCATCAGCGCCTTGTGGATAACACCTTCGGCATTGTACCGAGGCTGTCCGGTCATCAGCAATCGATTGTCGAACACGACCGCAGATCCAGACCACAGAAGACTGGTTTGATCGTTCTCAGCGATGTTCAGAATCTCGCCGCTGATCGGCGTATTCCCCGGATCAGTGAACGAACGACGAGCGATAATGAACGAGCGCACACCATCGACTGCTCGGTAGAACACGTCGCCGTTGACAGTAATGGCCGACCTAGCGCCAAGCGCACCGCTGGTTAGCAAGCTGATAGCCTGAATCGGATAGTTCAGATTTTTCCATGTATCACGATCAACAGGAGCTTGAACTGAAAAGACGTATCGAGGAGTAAAGACTAGGAGCGGACCTTGCCCAAGCGACGTATCTGGATCGCCGGGGACGGCCATTGCAGTGATTCCTCCTGAATCCGACGGAACCGCAAAGTCTCCGCCTTCGTTGAGGAAGGTGTTCTCGGTTTCTTTGAGAACACTCGCTCGCGTGCCATCTCCATAAACAATGTCCGTTGCTCGGAATGAAAACCCATTTGCAAGAGCGTACCAGATACGTCCGTTGACGTAGGCCATTACTCTTCCGCATTTGATTTCGTCGGTGGTTGCGCGGCGCAGGCTTGATCCGTTGAAGATCAGCGGTGCGCTCTGACCATCTTGAATGACGACAAAGTTCTCAGCCTGAACCATCCAGCCATCGAGTATGTTCGATGGGTTCTCAAGATTGGGCGAAGCTGAAAGGTTTTGAACGCTGTTTTGAAGGCAGTCGTAAAGCCACACTTTACCACTGATTAGCATCAGGATAAACGTCGCTCCATTGTCGCCGATGTATGGGAGCGCACACTGGAACACGCCGGTCAAATTGCTCGAACCATAGCACTCCTCGGAGTAGCCGTCAGCCGTGACATTGGTTTGATCGGCAGTGACGAGCGTGCTGTCTGCCGTAATCGACAAGCATACGTCGTAATCTTTCTGGATGAAACCGGGTCGAGGAGAGATGAATCCCTGCCGAAAGCTGGCATTGACCGCGAACGCCACCTGATTTTTGTCCACCTCAGACGGCATCACACCAGCGTCAATGCCACCCTCAAAGGTGACAGACCCATCCGTGTACCGCCGTGGTGCGCGTTCGCTCATGGCTTAAGCCTGAATCCGTTGGATTGAGAATGAAGCTCCCTCTCGAATGTAATATGTGTTTAGGGCAGAGGTTGTAACCAAAACTTCGTAAAAATCGCTAGCAGACGCTTGATCTATGTATTGGATAAAAAATGGTCCAACCAAACTCGTTGAGTTTGTTGACTGAATATTTGCAGGTCCAATATCTGTCGTTCCGTTTTTTCTAATCTTAAAAGAAACCGTAGAGGATGTTCCGGTATCTGCGCTTAACATTAAGGCAACATCTATTCGGTAATAACCTGCAAGAGCTGCCGTAAACCGACCTGTAGCCGCAGTAAATCGTGATGCGGTATCAATTCCAGTCCAAGATCCAGACGGAAATTCTGTCAAACTAAACGGATTCTTAGTTAAACTCGGGCCGATTTGCGGCGCACCAGCACCCACAGTTCCGCTTACCCTCCGCGTAAAAGTTTCATAAACGAACGCCGCCGCAGCTCCCGTGGCAGCGATTGAAATAGTTCCAGCACCCGGCGTAATCGTGATGTTCGATCCTGCGGTCAGACTTGCCAGCGTGTATCCCGTTCCATTGCCAATGAGCAGTTGGCCATTGGTTGGAGTGGAGGACAGATT